GTGCTAGGTTATTTAGGAGGTTTGGCAAGTGCAATTATTTCGTTCTATTTTGGAGCATCTCACTCCCCAGAAAAAGGAGATTAACATGCAAATATCACAAGAGGGTTTGTCTTTAATAAAAAAATTTGAAGGATGTAAACTTGAATCTTATAAATGTGCTGCGGGAGTTTGGACAATAGGCTATGGGTCTACACACGGTATAAACGAAGGTATGTCAATATCGCAAGAAAGAGCAGATATGTTGTTACTTGAGGATGTGGAAAAATTTGAGCAGGCAGTAAACGATTTAGTACAAGTGCCTTTAGAACAAAACCAATTTGACGCTTTAGTTTCTTGGACATTTAATTTAGGGCCAACAAACCTCAAAAATTCTACACTTTTAAAAATACTTAATAGTACACATGTGGATTGGGCAGACATACCTGAGCAAATAAAAAGGTGGAACAAAGCTGGAGGCAAAGTTCTTGAGGGTCTAGTTAGACGAAGAGAAGCAGAAGCTTTACTATTTGAAGGTAAAGAATGGCATGAGGTATAAGTAATGCCATTGCAAAAAATTACATTTAGACCAGGTATTAACAGAGAAGGCACAGCTTACGATAACGAAGGTGGTTGGTTTGATTGCAATCTTGTAAGATTTAGAAAGGGACGACCAGAAAAGTTTGGAGGTTGGTCAAAACTTACAGCAAACACATACCTTGGAACAGCTAGAGCCTTACATGCATGGATTTCTTTAGAGGGAACAAAATTTTTAGGACTCGGTACAACCTTTAAATATTATATAGAAGCAGGTAATGCTTTTAATGACATAACACCTATTCGTGCAACTACATCAGCAGGTGATGTAACTTTTTCTGCATCCAACGGGGATGCAACCATTACTGTAGCTGACACTGCTCACGGTGCTGTGCAAAATGATTTTGTTACATTCAGCGGTGCATCCAGTCTTGGAGGTAATATTACCGCTACTGTTCTTAATCAAGAATATGAAATAGCAACTATAGTAAATGCAAATAGCTATACCATAGAAGCAAAAGACACATCTGGAAATACAGTCACAGCTAATGCATCTGATAGTGGTAACGGTGGATCTTCAGTTGTTGGTGCCTATCAAGTTAATGTAGGTCTTGATGTTTATGTACCTGGTACTGGTTGGGGACTAAATGGATGGGGCTCTGGTGCTTTTGGTAGTACATCTGCTCTTAGTGATACCAACCAACTTAGAATATGGACACATGATAATTTTGGTGAAGATTTAATAATCAATCAAAGAAATGCAGGTATTTTTAAATGGACAGAAGAGGATGGTGTAAGCACACGAGCTGTGCAGCTTTCTAGTATTACAGGTGCTAATTTAGTACCAACTAAAGGGTTGCAAGTTATAACATCAGAAAAAGATAGACACTTGATTGTGCTAGGTTGTGATCCTATTTCTGGTTCATCAAGAACAGGCACAATAGATCCTATGTTAATTGCATTTAGTGACCAAGAAAATGCTTTGGATTTTGAGCCATTATCTACAAATACCGCAGGTTCTTTAAGATTATCATCTGGATCTTCGATTATTGGTGGTGTCAAAGCTAGGCAAGAGATATTAGTATGGACTGATACAGCTCTATATAGCATGCAATTTATTGGACCGCCTTTTACTTTCGGTATTAACTTAATTAATGAAGGTACAGGGCTTATAGGCCCTAAAGCTGCTGTAACTACTCCAAGTGGTGTTTATTGGATGAGCTACAACAATTTCTATTCTTACAATGGAAGTGTTCAAACCTTGCCTTGTTCTGTTCATAACTATGTTTTTAATGACATAAACCTTACTCAATCATTTAAGATTCATGCATTTACCATTAAAGATAAAAGTGAAGTTGGGTGGTTTTACTGTTCTTCAAGTTCAAATGAGATCGATAGATATGTTATCTATAATTATGTTGAAGGTATTTGGTTTTACGGGCAGTTATCAAGAACCGCATGGCTAGATTCAGGTATTGTAAATTATCCACGAGCTGTATCTAGTGCATACTTGTATCAACAAGAAATTGGTTTTGATGATGATGGTTCGCCAATGACTAATGTTTTTATTGAAAGCTCCGATATGGATATAGGAGATGGACAACAATTTAGCTTTATCAAAAGAATTTTACCAGATTACAAATTTATTCAAGATGACAATAATGGCAATGTAAATATTGTTTTGAAAACAAGAAACTTTCCTGGTGACACTCTTACCACAAATTCTACAAATGCCATAAGTTCTACAACACAACAAGTTTTTGTAAGAAGTAGATCTAGGCAGATGGCTTTACGGTTTGAATCAGATGATGATGCTACCAATGATGGTAATCTAGCAATAGGTTGGAGACTTGGAGCTACACGTATAGATATTAAACCTGACGGTAGAAGATGAGTAAATTATTACAAACTCAGTTACCTCTAGCCAGTGATAATGTAACTTCAGATCTTTTTAACAGATTGGTAAGAATACTAGAGATAAACTTGGGTGCAGTAGATCTTGACAATGTAAGACAAATAAGCGATGCAGAAAAAAACACACTTAAATTTAATGATGGCAGTATTATTTGGAACACTACGGTAGGTGTTTTACAGGTATACACTGGCAATAAATGGGTAGACATAGGCGATAGGACATTACCGCAAGGTTTTGAAGTTATAGCAGATGTTGGTACAGTAACAATTAATATTGCTGGATCAACAACCATAAATTTATGATTAATACAGCAGAACAACTGATATACCAACCAAAAAATCTTTTACTAATGTATCCAAACGACTGGTATATACAAGCAAACACACTTACTGCTGTTAAAGAATCTATACAGCCTATAGTTGATTTTTATGAAGATAGTGGCGTAAACGATAGAAAAGACACACCTCTAGATAAAATAATACAAGAACCACTACAAGATGTTTATACGGTTCCTTTCTTTTCAGAAAAGTTTTGTAAGGTTTTATTAGATGAAATGCACAACCTTGAACGGCATTTTGGGTTCAATCCTAACCCAGAGGAGGATAATTTAAGGCAAATACCAGAAATAACTTTTCAAGATAATTGTCCACAAATCTTTCATTCTTTAATGCAAACGATATATACTATAGGTAATCCTATATTTTTGAATATTTGGAACAGGCACGTAGATAGTGGCGGAATACAAATAGCAAACTATAATTTAAGGGATAAAAAACAAGGTGCTTGGCATCACGATGCAAGTGCTGATATAAGTATGGTAGTGCCTCTTAACACAGGTGATTACCAAGGTGGCGGAACTGAGTTTTTAAAACGTGGTACAGTCGAGCCATTACCAACTGGCCACGCTCTAATATTTCCTAGTTTTACGCATATGCATAGGGGGCTTGCAGTAGAATCAGGAAACAGATACTTATTAGTATTTTGGTTAAAATGTAATGAGGAATGATTTGAGCATGATGAATATCGATAATCCAGGTGGAATAGCAGGTCTAGGAAGAGGAGAAGATACCATGCTTGCCCACGTAGCACCAGGAGAAATGGTAGTACCACCAGTGCTTTCTCCTGAAACCCAAGAAACAATAAAACAAGAAATGATAGCTGTAGGTTTAGATCCTAATCAGTATACAGTGGGTGATGGTATGTCTATCAACCCAATTACAGGTATGGCTGAGTTTGGTTTTCTTAAAAAGCTAGGTAAAAGTTTAAAGAAAGTAGTTAAAAAGGTAGCACCTGTGGCTATGCTAATACCAGGAGTAGGCACTGCTATTGGTGGAGCTTTAGGGGGTCTTGGCAGTGCTGTAGGTTTAGGTGGTAAGTTACCAAGATTATCAAGTTTTTTCCAAACTGTTGCAAGTAAAAATATACCTGGTGTATCACCATTTTTAAGTGGTTTGACTGCTGGTGCAACTGGTAGCACATTTGCTACTGCTAGTAATCCTTTTGGACAAGCTATTACAACAGGACTAACAAATCCTTTTGGCGGTGCTTTTTCAAGTGCTACAGGAGGCGTAAATCCTTTAACTGGTGCAACTGGAGGCTTAACATCAACATTTACTAAATCTTTTGGTGGTGGCACTAACACAGGAGGTGGTGGTGGTGTTTCTTTACCATTACTAGCTCTAGCTGGGTTATACGGTAAAGCTGTCAAAGAGGATTTTGAAGGTAAACAAGGTGGTTTAAAAGATATAAGACAATCTATTAGATCAGATCTTATGCCAGCACCAACTTTCACAGGCTTTGATCTAGGTATTAGAAAAACAGCAGCTATGGGTGGATTACAAGAACTAGATATGCGTATGGGTGGTCCTTCAATAGGTCCAGGAACAGGTACAAGTGATGATATACCAGCTATGTTGAGTGACGGAGAGTTTGTAATGACCTCTGCTGCTAACAATGGTTTAGGTGGTTTTAAAGTAACAAAGACAGAAACAGGTATTGAGCTTATACCAAATGGTGCACCTAATAGACAAAAAGGTGCTAAAAACATGGATAAACTTATGAAAACTTTTGAACAGTTTAACAAAATAGGTCAAGTATAATGCGAGATTTTAGAAGATCTATAATGGCACCAATTGGCGAACCAATCAATACTGGTTTTAATCCTACTTTTCAGGGAACAGCACCATTTGTTAGAGATTTACCTATACAAGTACCACCTAGGGAATTTATCGAAGAGCCCGTTAATATCGGTGGTATAACCCCTACAATTAGACCTCTACCTGCACCAGTATTACCACCAGTTGCACCTATTTTGCGTGATCCAAGAGTTACTAGACCCCGAGGCGTACCAATAGAAGGTATAGTGCCAGGAGGTGGCGGTATAGATTATGGTCCTGGAATTGGAGGGGGGTTACTACAAGCTCCAACACCTATAGGTGGACCACCTTTGGATACATCCTTAATACCACAAAGAGAAACACTAGAAAAACCGATCATCCCACCAAGACGTGATAATTTTATGTCTATAGAAAGATTACCTAGCCCAGTAGCATCACCAGTTGGAATTAACAATAACTTTGCTACGACTCCTATAGTTTCTGGGTCAGCAGGTCCAATATCTGTGGATACAGTTGGAAGAACAGATGTTTATGGTGCGGGCAAAAGATTTGATCCAGTAAATTTACCAGATGGTTATTCTTTTCAAGATACTTCTGGAAATATAAGAACGCAAGTGGGTCCACCTCCAGGTTTTGTATATGCTTATGGTCCAGATGGCGATAGAATAAGTGTGCCAAGTGGAGAGCCAGGTGCTGCTGAAATGCGTGACAGACCTAGCTTGCAGAATCTTATAAATACGAGATCACCAGTACCACTACAAATAGACCCGAGTGGGCGTGATCTAAGTCGTGAATTGCCACCAGGATTTACTCCACCAAATGTTGCTCCACCTACTAGCGGTATAGAACCGCCAGCTCTTAGTATTGCAACCCCAGCACCTATACCAGATCCAGTAATAGATCCCGTTCCTCCTGCTCCTACTACGCCAACTGCAGTGGCGACTGATGTAGGGGCAGACCCCGTTACACCTATGCCAATGGGTGCAATAGATCCAGTATTATTACAACAAGCGACAGCAGAAACATTAACAGATCCATTAATTAGATCACTATATTTTGGCACAGCAGACTCTCCTGGTTTCTTTCAACAATTACAACAAGCAGGTGCAAACCTTATAGGTAGTGATGTACCGCTACAACAAACAGCAGGACTTACACCATTAGAGGTTCTTGCAAGACAACAAGCTGTAGCAGGTATAGGTGGTTTTGAACCATTCTTACAACAAAACAGAGAGTTAGTAAACCAAGCTATAGCTCAATCAAGAAGAGCAGAACAATTACAAGATCCATACTACACACAAGCAGAACAGATCTATCAAGATACTATGGGTGCTTATGATCCTAGTATGACACAACAATTTTTTAACCCATTTGAAGACGCTGTAGTGCAACAAACCATATCAGATGTCCTAGAAGCAGGTGAGCAACAAGATATAGCTGCTAGAGCTCGTGAGATTGGTGCTGGTGCATTTGGTGGTAGTAGAGCAAGACTTGGTGCTATGGAGCGTAGAGAGGCGTTAGGTGAAGGCTTAGCACAAGCATTAGGTAGAATCAGACAACAAGGATTTAGTGAAGCACAAAGAACAGGTCTTGGAGAGTTTGCTAGACAACAACAAGCAAAAAGAACTGGAGCTCAAGGACTTATTGGTATAGGCACAGGACGTGGAAGTGCTGCAGGTAGTCTTGCTCAAAGATTAGCTGGCTTTGGTGGTGAACTAACAGGTCTTGGTAGAACACAAGAACAATTAAGATCTGGACAAAGATCTGAGCTTGCTGGATTTGGTAGCACAGGTAGAGGCATACAAGAGACTGGACTAGGTAGAATATATGAACAACAAATAGGACAACAATTTAGACCGTTACAAACTTTAGGGCAAATAGGTTCTATGCTACCAGGATATCAAGCATCACAAACAAAGATAGATTCACAATATGGCATGCCAACAGATCCATCTGCCGCAGGACTAGGTGCTGC